TTCAAATCGGGGAAAATATATCGTTACCAAGTGTTCAATGGCATCAACGGCACAAAGGTTCTTGATGTTGACACATCCGTAATTACTAGTGGCCAGGACACCTTTGTAATTCCTGTCACCTGCAGCGGAGTGAGTGGTGCTAGGTTCACTGGATCAGGTTTGTCGCTGCCTGGTATATCTGGTAACTATGCCTCAACACCTAATGCAACTCCGCTACAAATTACAGGAGATATTGACCTTCGCTGTAAGGTAGCACTTGATGACTGGACTCCAAGCACAGAAAATGATCTAATAGCAAAAGAAGTAACCACTATCGTTCGGGCCTATAGGTTTTATGTATTGCCTAGTGGAGTTTTGGGAATTCTTGTTTCTTTTAATGGAACTGACCAGATCGCAGCGCAGTCTTCAGTTGTAACTGGAATTACAGATGGCAGTACAAAATGGGTACGCGCAACAAGAGTTGCATCTACTGGTTTGGTTAGATTTTTTCTATCTGACGATGGAACTAGTTGGACGCAACTAGGGACCGATCAGTCAACAACTGCTGGAAATATATTCAACTCATCGTCGTCTCTTGATATTGGTTCTCGCTGGGCAGGAACTTCATTTTTTACCGCAGGTACTATCTACCAGGCCCAAGTCCGCAACGGCATTGACGGAACTCCAGTCTTTGATGCCAATTTTGAAAATGTACCCGAGTACTCGGTGCGTATGACTGAGTCTAGCCCTAATGCCGCCGTTGTCTCGCTCAATACAACATTCAAAGCCACCATCTCCCGAGCTACCTCGGGACGTAAAACGGTGGCTGTCACCGCGCCATGCTGGTTGTTTGGTACAGACGATTATATGGAGATTCCGACAACTACAACCGGAAATAAAGCACTTGATTTTGGAACAAACGATTCGTTTACATTATTTTTAGTAGCAAGATTTTGGGACAATGCACGCAACACCGGGCTTATTACTAAGCGTTCTACCCTTACCGTTGCTAATCCAGAAGCAGGCTATCATATGGCAAGCAGTGAACAGTCGAGTGGGTATAATATAATATTTTCAACAGTTGGCGATGGAAGAGTAAATTTAACTACTGCCTATGGCTCTGAAACAACGCCTAGATGGACTAATGGAGTTTCGCTCGCAATTTACAATATATTTAATAGGTCTACAAATATAATGACACTGGGGGCAGGGGATAGGACTAGCTCCGCTCTCCAAAACACTACATTTGTTCCTCCTAGATATGTAGGGTCTACGGTTAATGGATTGCCATTTAATATAGGAAAAAGCTCTAACGCTACCAATTATGCCGATGTAGAAATACTTTCCGCTGCTGTCTGGCGCAGGGACCTATCCACCGCCGAAGTCTCAACCCTAAGAACTTACTACCAGAGCAGGTGGCCATAATGGGTACATTAAGAAGCAAATACAACCATTCAGGTCTAGTGATCAATGAGATCACCCTCGGGCAACCACCAATTTTATCAGACAACATGACTGAGCCTCAGACAATCTCTGAAGCATGGTTTTATTGGGATGATTCTATGCTACCCACTGGAGAAATTCTTGAGGATGGCACTATTGCTGTACAATATAATAGTGAGAGTGGGCAGTGATGCCTGATTACAGCGATGGCCAGTGGAGTGACTACACCACCTGGGGTGTCTTCTTCTGGGGGCAAGAAGTGATTGATTTGTCCTCAATTGCCCCCGAAGAACCCGATGTTTACGTTCTTTAGCTAGAATGTGCTGTACACTGGTTCAAGCAGTTAGTACTTGCTGCTAGAACTACCTTGTCTGATCAGACTTTAGGAGAACAAACATGGCTGGACTTACCGCCTCTGGTGCGGCAGACCTTCTTGAAGGTGCACGCACCACCTGGACGTACTTGTCCTTGCACACCGCTGACCCAGGTGCTACTGGTACGTCCGAGATCTCAGGAGGGGCCTACACCCGCGAAAGCATTGACTGGGACGCAGCACCTGTTGCAGGTCGTCTTGATACTGAAGCGGACATCGTGTTTAACGGTCCCGCGTCGTTGGTCACCGTAACCCACGTCGGCTACTGGACCGCCAGTACTGCTGGAACCTTCAAGAACTCCTACGCATTGAGCGAGGCTCGTGCGTTTGGTTCGGGCGACACCTTGACCATCTCCACTGACGACCTGGCTCTTATCCTCACACTTACGGCTTAAGGATTATGATGGAAGACACTCAAGACACTCAAGTACCCCCGACAGTTATTGGCCAGCTAACTATGGTTGCTGAAGCAACTGTCACTCGCGCCGAAGACACGAAGGAAGACTGATATGGCTCTCGCTGTTGGACTGTCTGAAGTAAACGTTGCTAACAAGCTTCTTGACGGTCTCACCAAGACTGGCACATACCCAGCCGCCGGTGGAATCTATGTCCAGCTCCACATTGGTATCCCAGGTGCAGCAGGAGCGCTCTCGCCCGCAGCTGCTAGCGCGCGTTACCTAGCAACTATGGGGTCTATCTCAGGTGGTTCCGTGTCGCTTTCCAGTATGGCTAGCTCTTGGACAATCTCTGCTGGAGAAACGATTAGCCACATCTCTCTTTGGACTGCTTCCACCGCAGGAACCTTCTTGTGGTCCGGAGCACTCAGCGCCACCAAGACTGTTTCTCCCGGCGACACCTTTGCCCTCACTACTTTGACCCTGGCCTTCACTCCTATCGCAACGACGTAGTCATGGCTGCGCCTAAGTCACACGGCGGAGTCTGTCTGTTCTTTGTTCACCCTGCACGGGAGTTACAGCGATGATTGAAGTTAATTCTGCTTCGTACACCTTTGCTTCTTCAGGATCTGCTTTCACAGGAGTAACCACCACTGGTACTTGGGCTTGGAACGCCGGTGACTCAGGAAGAGTTCAGACAACTGCAGTTTCTGGGACTAAAACACTCGCCGTAGATACAGGATTTAGATCACATAAAGTTGTTTTTACACTTGGATCTGGTACCTTTTCAGGCGCAGCAAACGGAATATCTTTATTCTGCTCAGGGTCTTCATCAAGCGCAGCTAATGCAGTATTCCTTGACATAAAACTTGTTGGCACAGAGTACTACTTCACTCTTAGAGCAGCCGGAACTAACATAACTAAAGACTCTGACGCGGCACAGTCTTACGTAGCAGAGTACCCGTTTAACCCACCAGACTTAAGTACACTCGTGGCTTATGGTGGGCCAACCCAGTTTGAACTCTCTTTTGGTAAGTATGGTTGGCGTGCCAGATACTTTGACGCACTGCGCGTAATCTGGATAACTATTGCTGAGCTTCCTTTGTATAACCCAAACAATCACTCTGTAAGTGCAGGTTCTCAGACTAGACAGTACTTAAGAGCATCTACTAATACCTGGGCAGGAGTAGTTGTAACGTCACCTTTTGCGACAGGTATTTCTGATATACAGGTGTACCAGATTGCAGAGTACGGAAATACACAGTCTGTATCTACTCTTTTGTTTGACGATTCTCTAACTGGTAGAACCGAGAATCCATACATACCTAATAACAACTCTATTGGTAATGCTTACTACACCACAGGCACGGCTATAGTAGCAAACAATATTTATCTATACAGTCCGACACTTACAATTGGTTCCTCGCCTAGAGGTTATGGAACTATAGTTCAGTACAGCGCTTCTGGCTCACAAATCAGCAAATTTCCATCAGTCTCCGGTCCCGCCGAATACCCAACCTCTATGCTTAAATTTACTTATGAGAGCGGGCAACTGGGTGTTCATGTCGGTGGGGGAATCACCACCACGTTAGCGGGACAAGGACCGTCCTGGAAAACTTTATGGTTTAATTCAAATCTTTCTGGGTCTACTTACGCAGTTACTTGGGAAGATCAAACCACGTTCAAAGACGATTCCATTCAAGCAAATGTTACAACGTATGCTTACCCTGCTAACAGTGGAGGTTCCCCACTTTTAGTTAATGGAGACATTGTCTGGATTGTAATATACCCAACACTTTCTACGACATATCCGTCTACCTCAGCAACTGCATACACACTTCGAGTGTACAAACAAAGTACTAAGCCAACTATTTCCTCTACACATATATTCAGCTACACTGCCTCTGACTACTTTATGTACGGGATTGGGCTAGCTAACAATGCTGGAGTTGCTCGGATAAAATCACTAAGCTACTCTCTTGAGTCTGCGGATGTATTTACCGGGGTAGACACTGCTACTCCCCTTGAGCTGACTTCTAGTACAACCCTTCAACTCGCTCCTAGCACCACCAGCACCGAGCTTGTTGGTGGCGTATACTTAGGAACAGACTACGCATACCAGATTACGGAGACGACGTGACATATCTAAACACCGCGTACTCCACAAGCACGGACAACGCTGCTGCTGCTATATCGGCAATAAAAGCCGCACTAACTACATCTGGGTGGACTCAGTCAACCAATACTTGGACAAAAGTTGTTTCAGGTGGTCCGACACTCAGCGTAACTATTTCTGCCTCAGCACTCAGCGCTTCCGGAATTCTTGCGGTGACACTTGGATCTACAACTTCCACTACAACTAGATACCTTTACGCTGGAAACACAACACTGACAAACTCTCTTATCGGAGTTGAATATTCCATAGGTCCTTCTCATTTCTACCTAAGATTCACCGGCCCAGGGTCTGGTCAAACTGGAGCATTTGACGCCTCAAAGGGGTCTCCTTCCACCTTTATGTTGCTTACTACCTACACCCCCTACTTCTCAACAAGTAACGGCGGAGCAACGACAGCAAGGCGGTGGGCACTAGTGTCTTCCATAGGAAGCTCTTCTCCTACTGCATCCATATCCTCCCCTCCAACCGCTCAGTATCAAATCACTGCCCCTGCTCCAGATACTGGAGCACTAGAAAATGATATTGAACTTTTGACCGTGCGGCCTGTGATACAAGACACACCAGCCGTAGGAGACCTTATCCCGAACAAAACCTACGGAGCCGGTGATGTTTACTGGCCGTTTATCCTTGACTCAGCCACTCGCGGTCTCACGGGAAGACTTGACAATGTCTACTTTGGTGGGGATAATTACTCCACCGGAGCAGGCGACGACCCCGCGCTAAAGCACACAAGGGATAATGTTTTGATTAATACCCACAAGTATGTACGAACAGTTCCTGCTTACTTTCCAAACACGTCTGGTGTAGTCTGGTACACACCTTTTGGTGTCTGCAACCCTGTTCCAACAGCATCACAAGGTGTAACCGTTGCAGGCACTGGTTTGACAGCCGTTAATGCTGCAGGTGGACCAAACATTCTTATCAAGAAAGGTGACGGCTCGTGATTAGATCTTGGCTTCTGCCAAACGGAAACGTTAAATACTACGACACAGTTACTGACTGTGTTTACGAGACTAGCCTTGACGCAACTCCAGTCTCCCCGGTCTCCCCCGCAACGGACACAGACCGCGAAGATTACTACGAGAAGTTCCCTGTTGCTTCACAAGAAGAAGTCTATGCTCGTAATGAAATGATGGTTCAACTTAACACTGTCAGACAAGCTATCTCTGCAGCAAAAGTTGACTACGTCTACGAAAAAGATGAGCTAAACGACCTCCAACAACAGTGCTCCGATGTTATTACTGCTTACAGCTCTTTCCAGTTTAAGAACTACGAAGTTGATAAGTCAGCAGTAGCCCTGATCAGTGAGATGAATTCATACTACGCGCTAGCGATACTTTCTATGGACGCACGCCTTGCTGCTGCTGCTAATACTGCTTTGATGTACCAACCGAAGATTGACGAATTGGAGTATCGTGTAGGTTTGCTGGAAGGTAACTAGTCAAATGATGGAGTTACTTCAGCTTTTTAACCCTACAGATACAGTCATCATCCAAGATGACATTTCACTAACCGCAGAAGAGTTCTCAAATGCCAGCTACAAAGTTGCTGGTTATGTTGCAAAAAACTTTCCTGACTCAAAAGTTATTGGTGTTAGATCAGATAACAGCGTTTACGGATTATTCTTAGCCTGCGGGGCGGGTCTTGCTGGCAAGCACGTACTACCTTTGTCCACACTTAACGATGGAACCCTCAACGACTACGCCATAAAGAACACAGGATGCACCGACTTCATCGGGTATGACACAGATCTAGATCATTCTGATGTCAAGAATATTTTTAATCTTCCCGACTTTGAAACCGATGCAACTCCCGGAGACTATGTATTCTTGTCCTCTGGTTCAACAGGTAAACCAAAGATTCATCTAAACAACCTTCTCCAGTGGGACGAGGGTGTCCCCCAAGCACGAGCAGATCTTTACTTCTCTAAGAGTATTACCAAGAGTAACAAGGCTTTTTACGCTGCTCCTGTTATGACTGGCATCGGATCATATTTAGCGTTTATGAATATTGGTCTAATACCTGTCTACACAGCTGGCCCACCAGCTACAGAAGCAATGCTTCACCTAATAGACAAGTACGAAGTAGAAGCATCTACTGGACGTCCAGCACTGTTGGATAGATTTGCCATGTACGGGGTTACTGACTTCGGTGGCGTCAAGACACTTGTTACAGCAGGCGACTTCTTAACCGAAGATAACATAAAGTTTGTCACAGAGAAGATGAACATTCAAAATATTGTTGACTGCTACAACTCTTCTGAGACTGGGATCATCGGCGTTAGAGAAGCGCTAACCGAAGATGAGTTTACTCTGATGAACGATGTTGTCATTAGTGACGTAACAGATATTGATTTTGAAATTAAGTCAATGAGTACTGCTGGGATGATTATTGACTCAGAGATTGTAAGAATGACCACCAAAAAAGTTGACGACATTGTTGAGCTCAACGGTAACAAGCTTAAGCTGATTGGAAGATCTGTTAAGAAAGTAAAGGTAAACGGATTCTCTGTTTCACCTTCTATCATCGCAACTGCTGCCCTTCAGATAGCAGAGATCAACGACTGCATTGTCAAGGTAGACACAGAGAAAATAGACAGCTCTAACGTAATTGTGCTGAACTACACAGGCGAAAAGTGCGACGATGCCTACATTCTTGAGAGCCTAAAGAAGAGACTCCCGTCGTACTCGCTACCTAAGAAAATAAACTATATCCCCGTGGATAGTTGGGGGGTAGTAAAGTGATAGATAACATAAGATTCGTGATGCTCACAGGCGAAGACGAGCAACTCATCGGCACAAACGACGGAGCGCACGCAACCGGAGTAGCACTAAACGAGAACAACGAGTGTGTTTCAATTTCTTCGCAGTACTGGACTGAGCGTGGCAGTCTTTGCGCCAACTGCACGAGAGATTGTGCATGGGGAGGAATTGTTTGGACTCGCCCTGACTACCAGAACCAGGGAATATTTACCATGCTCTTTTTCTGGGTAAGAGAGCAAGCTGGGATTAACAAGACCTACATATCTAAGAATGATCCGTTTAATCTTCTTCTTGCAGATAAGTGGAACTTGTCAATCCCAGACAACATTGAGAGTCTTCCAGCACTTGGTAATACCTATTCACTTTTTCTGCGTGCAGGTGAGATAGCGGACAGCGTCACGACAAGGTTCCAAGCCGATGCCTAGCCCAACCGTCTCTTATGTGTGGTTCATCGGGTCTGATGCACCAGGCGTAAGTACCGCATGGACCGGAGATTTTACTGATTCTGCAGCAGCATCTCTAACTGCTGCAGCAACTCTAACTAAGAACGCAGAAGTAACACTATCAGTCACCGCCACACTAACTGCCGGTGCAACGGTTACTAAGGCTGCTGATGTAAGCCTTTCCGCTACTACAACCATAACTTCAGATTCAACTCGTACTCAAAACGCTGCCGTGACGCTTAGCGAATCTGCGAGCATCACAGCTGATTCAACACTTACCAAGAATGGTTCTGTAAGCCTTTCCGCTACAGCAGATATAACAACAGATTCAGTACTAACCAAAAATGCAGAAGTGTCACTATCTTCTACTGCGTCTATAACCTCAAGCTCAACTCTAACTAAGAACGCAGAAGCAGATCTGACTCAGACTGCATCTCTTACTTCTGCTGGACAAAAACAAACTCACGGAGTATCCGAGCAACCAATCTCGCTCGCGCAAAGTGCGTCTGTTTCAACACAAAACATCTCTGTTTCGTCTGAACATCCCATTGACTTTGTCGGCGGTGCTGGCGGAATACGCAACACCAATGCAGTAGTTGAGCAACCTCTAACTCTCACCCAGTCCGCCATCCCTGGTGTCTCGTTTGAGCTCTTAGCTGAGCAGCCACTGGCTCTCACCCAAGAAGCTAGCGCAATACGGGCAGCATTCGCGCAAGTAAGTCAGACAATCACCCTCGGGCAGTCCGCGTCCGCCTCTACACAGGTTTATCTATCGGCTGAGCAGCCCTTGGTCTTCACCAACGGGGCTACTGCCAGCGTAGGAATCATAGATTCTTCAGAGAATACAATTTCTCTCGGCGGATACGCCGCCGCAACAATACAGATACTTATCTCCGAAGAGCAAACACTGCTGTTCTCGCAGCAAGCTAGCGGAACAAGAGGAACATCTGCCTCGTCTGAACAAACTATTGACCTGTCCCAAGCTTCGGCGGCACATGTTCAACTGTTTGTTCAAGCTATTCAGGCTCTTGGGTTCAGTCAGTTCATTGACTACGAAGTTACATTCTACGCCTCTGCGAACGCGCCCCTTCAGTTCTCTCAACTTGCGAATATTCGTCCAATCCAGATCAGCGAGCTCCCACTCTCCCGCCGCCCTGACGTAACGATTATTCGTAGTGGTGATGGGGACTCCGTCAACATAGTCGTAGATGAACCCTTTGATGAGGATGGGCGTCCAAGAATCGGCGACGTGGTATTATCTAAGAGAAGTTATTCTGTCGTCTAAACCGTAAGGATGGGTCTGAAGTGGCAATTGCCCGAGAAGACAAGACCTTCTACATCAAAGAAGGCTCTGCCCTGCCCCTCCTTACCGTCAAGCTTGTTGACGGCCTTACCGGCCTCCCAGTCGACCTGACCCAGGCCGACGAAGTAAGAATCAAGATCAGCGATGACGAGATGCAGATTGTTGACGCTCCTGCAGAGATCGGCCCAGACCAAGACACAACCGGCAAAGGACTAGTCTCCGTAGACCCAACCCTGTTCTCAGACCAGCACGGAAGATACTTCGCGGAGTTTGACGTCTTCTGGACTGCCGAGAGATACCCACAGACATTTCCACATAAAGACTACGTGTATCTCGTAGTAGTAGAAGACGTAGATTAAAATAGACACTGTGAAGCCTAAGTCAAAGGAGAACAAAACTAATTAGAAGAAGGGCGGCTCCGTCCAAATGATGCCAAGCGACAAGGAATTCTCAGAGTTAGCTTCCTATGTTAATACCCTTGCAAAAAGGCTAGACATTAAAGAAATTAGAGATGAGGCTGAAAGTCAAGCCTTACGCACACTAATAAAAACTGAAGTTAAGTCTATGCAAAAAGATGTTGATATTTCAACAGCGAGCACAGATGACATGCGCAGTTCTACTGCCCAAACTATTGAAAATTTACGTGAAGAACTTGTTGAGAGATACGTTCCTATCAGCAGATTTTCTGCACTTGAAAAGATATTCTGGGCAGTAGTTTTGTCTGTTTTAATCGGGCTTGTAGCTGGAGGCTTAACAATGCTAACAAGCAGAGGGGGCGCGTAATGTGGTCGCTAAAGAAAGTTCAAACTGTTAGTGCGTTCACGGAAAAGTAGTGATAGGGTACGGGTATGTACCTTTCCAGACCCTTAACACGCAGGCGCACACACAAAGACCGCGCTGAGCGAGTCCACTCTCCTGGAATCCCCGCAGACATCGCTGAGGGGCTCGCTGGGCTCGCAGAACAGGCTCGGAAGGTAACGCGACACACCTCTCCTCACTCGGACGCAGCGTTAGCCAGAGACCTTCTCAACGCTACTCTTGCGGCACTGTACGAGCGCAAGGTTCCCATTGAGGCTCTTGCACGGGCAGCTAGTATCAATCACCAAGCCGTGCGTCGTCGTGTTGACTCAGCAAACCCACAGGACTCCATATTTACTCTGATTCCAGAATCCGTTGAGCCCAACTCCCCGCTCGGTGGTCGCTTCCACTACCTGCTCACCCCCACCGCTGCCTCAACTGGACGCTTCAGTATTCGTGAGATCTACGGAGACCCTGAAGATGTTGGTTGCCCTGTACTGCGTACCCCAAAGCAAGCGCACGACTGGCTTGCACAGGAGAAGCCATCAAGCCTAACTCCAGTACGCACCAGCGGAGAAATTCTTTTACTCGTGTTCGCTATTGATCCAGGTGACTTGAAGGATGAGTGACCAGCCCGCACCGCCTTGGGTGTCTAACGGCAGAGGAGAAGTCTGGGACCCCAAGACAGAGCCAAGAGCACAGGCCCATCTTCCAGTTATCTACGACCTATATCCAGCAAGAATCTGCCCAGGAGATACTAGCTCTGTAAAAGAATCTGCTAACTATTGGAGAGCTAAGGTTCGCGTTATAGTTTCAGCGGATCATGCTTACTTCTTTGTTGACGCACCAGAATACCCAGGGATAGCGCTGCTTCACGACGCCCCACTGGTGTCCCACTACGGCTCTAAGAAAGACCCACTTGGTATAACTTTAGTGTTTGAAAACGAAACAATTAGATTGTTCCCTGACAAGGGTTGTGGTTGTGGCTCTAGGTTAAGGAGCTTACGCCCATTCCCTTCGTCCTCGTCTATGAGTAGGTAAAGGCAATAATGAAAAGTAATTCAGAAGTACTAAGTCTTTCTTTAATCTATCCCCACGGGGAGAACTTCATTGATGTCGCCGAGTATGTCCAGATGGTCCATAATCATCTTGGCATATTTGCTAAGTCCGTCATTGACTGTGACTCCCCTGGGTGCGATACCCCAGATAACTTGCTCTACCAACGTCTAGCTGCTGTGTTTGACCCAGATAACTCAGACGGAGTAATCGTCTACCCTGGATGGGAAAACTGCGCGTCATCGCGCGAAGCCGTAAAGGTTGCCTACCGAGCTAGACTTCCCATCTACCGCATCGGCATGACAGATACTGGCCCAGCACTGCTTCCTCGCGTAGAGGTAGTAGGTGTTTGCGGGTGGGCACAGTCTGGTAAAGACACTGTGGCTGGTGCGCTGGTTGAAGACTTTGGTTACTCCAAAGCATCATTTGCAGATACTTTGCGCGACATCGTTTCGGTACTTAACCCGATCATCTCCGACACTGGGGTTCGCTACGCGGACTCAATTAGAGACATTGGCTACGAAGAGACCAAGCGCGCCTACCCTGAGTCCCGCAGAATCTTGCAGGTGCTTGGAACTGAGGGTGTCCGCGAGTTTCTTGATGAAGAAGCATGGCCCTTATCTCTGTACCTGAAGATCCAAGACGGCGCGAAGGTAGTTATCCCTGACGTCAGGTTTGAGAACGAGATTGACTTTGTCCGGTACTGCGGAGGAAAGGTCTGGTGGGTAAGTCGCCCTGAAGTGTCCGCCCCGCCGTTTGCTCACGCGACCGAGAACTCAATTTCCCCAGACCATACGGATAACATTATCACCAATGAAGGTACAGTTGTTGATATTGCTCGTAAGGTTTCAGCACTGATGCGTGAGGACAGCAATGATTGAGACAGTTTTAGTCGTCGGACTAGCAACGTATAGGGCTACTCGTCTAATTGTTGAGGACACCATCTTTGAGCCACAGCGTGAGTGGGTACTCAGCAAACTATTTGGGTCAGGCTGGAAAGATATGCTGGCTTACCTGCTCACCTGCACTTACTGTATGTCGGTGTGGATTGCTGCAGCCATGCTAGCCATCTACTCACTTGTCCAGTACGGCTCATGGTTTGTAGTTTTTCTAGCAGCAGCAGCTATTCCTTCTTTAATCAGGGATTTTAGGCAAGATACCTGATACCATATACTGTACGTAAATCCTTAGAACGCCTATGTCAAAAGTCATCGCCATCCATGAAGCGACTGAAAGGGCTGATCTATGGGTGTCTTCACTCGCCGTGGCAATGAGCAAGAGCCACCCGCGCGTCAACGCTCACTGGTTGCCTCAGCTTCCAAAGAAAATCTAGATGATCGCAAGAGCCAAGAACTTTCTTTAGCCCGTCGCCGCGAATCAGAACGCTGGCAGACCGAAGCTTGGGCTTACTACGACGAAATTGGCGAAATCGCCTATGGCATGAATCTTCTCGCCGACGTGACTTCGCGCGTTCGCCTTATCCCTGCAGTTGTCTCTGAAGGTGACGAGGGTCCTCGTCCAGCAAACACCGTTGATGACCTCACCCCACGACTTGAACGAGCCGCACAGACCGCTCTGTCCAGACTTAATCCTGCTGGGGGTAGCCAACAAGACCTTATCCGTTCGCTTGCGCTCAACTTAAGTATCTCTGGTGAGGCTTACCTAGTCCGCTCCCCACGGCGCATTGGAAGTGGAACTCCAGTTTCTTGGGACGTTCGCTCAGTTGCTGAGGTACAAGTCACTGGTGGCGCAACTTACTTAGTTTCTGACCCGCGCAAACTGCAAAAGACTTTGCTCTCGGAGGCTGACGGATACTATGTCGCTCGTGTCTGGCGCCCACACCCCCAGTACGCATCTATGCCATCCTGCTCAATGCGTGGAGTCCTTGACCTGTGCTCCGAGCTTCAACTCCTGAACAGCACCTTCCGTGCAACTGCCCGCTCGCGCCTCAACTCTGGTCTGCTATTCATTCCCGACACGCTGACCACTGCTACCCAGCAGACCTACGCAGATTCAATGGTTGACGATCAAGACATTGATGACGAGTTTGAGTCGTTTGAAACCGAACTTATGCAGTCTATGACCACTCCTATTGCTGACGAAACCAGCGCGTCTGCTGTTGTTCCGCTGCTTGTGCGTGGCCCAGCAGACGCCGGTGACCAGATCAAGTACATCTCATTCCAGCGCTCGTTCGACGCTGACCTTCGTGAGCGTGCTGACCGAGTTCTTGAGCGAATCCTTCAGGGCATTGACCTTCCTAAGGACATCGTTACTGGGCTTGCATCTGTCAAGTACTCAAACGCTGTCCAGATCAAGGAAAGCCTCTACCAATCCCACGTAGAGCCCCTTGCCCAGCTCATCTGTTCTACGCTTACTACCGCTTACCTTCGCCCGGTTCTTGAGTCTGAAGGATTCACGCGCGAGCAAGCACTTCGTGTTCAGATCTGGTTTGACCCGTCCAGCGTTGTTGCCTCTCCCGACTTGGCCGAAGCTTCTCGCTACGCCTACGACAACCTGATGATCTCTAACGATGCGTGGCTCCACTACAACGGATTCAACGAGAGCGACGCTCCAGACAACGAAGAACTTGCCCAAAGAATTGCATTCAACAAGGGACAAGTTCTCCCCGAGTACCTTGACAAGGTCCTCCAAACCCTTGCTCCAGAGCAGACTCAGGCAGTCCAAGAAGCTGTAGCAGCTGAGTCTCCGGGTACTGCACTTCCTCCAGAACTTATTCAAGCCCTTGGCGGAAAGCCGTCAGACACAGCACCGCCTGAAGAGACACCACAGCCAGTGGTAGAAGCGCAGCCCACAGAAGAACCTGGACAGGGAGCATGATGCTTTCGTTAGATACGGCACAAGGCATTAAGAAAGCAATTGGTCTCCTTAACCAAGTTGAAGAGGTTACCGATCAGATTTTAGCCGCCCGCCGGATGGTGATCCGTCGCGCTCGTGTGCTCAACTGCTCAAGCCTGATTCCTACTGAGTGGAGAAAGATGCCGATTCTTGCTTCGGCCAGCGAAGTGGAGTCTCCAGCACATGAGCGAGTGATTGGGGCTAAGTCAGACCTCTCAGGTATTGATCAAGATGATCTTCGTCGTGCATACCTAGAAGGTGTGAGAGAATATGCAATGCTACCTGTTGAGAAAAGACCACCTTTTAGCAGGGACACTTACGCACAGGCAAAAGTCAACACTTACATCAGCAACGTAGAGGTGCAGGCATGACCACGTATCGCCCCGAAGACAGCACTACTGCAGGAGTTTACGCTCTTACAGCCGGTGGTGGTCGTGCAATCGTTGACAAACTCGGTCGTCTGTGGAAGCCGTGGTTGCACCCACGCGACAGATTTGGTCGCTTCATCCAGACTGGTTCTAGAATTCGTGCTGCGCTAAAGAGTGGAGCAGCCACTAAAGACGTCGCTGGTCTGGTTGAGCGGATGGACCGTAACGGAGACATTTGGGTAAGAGTTGACAATGTCCTCTCCCCAGGAGCTAAGCAAGCTGGTTTTAACCCAGGAGAAGTAGTTCGTGTTCCTAGAAAAGACATTGAGGTTCTTGACGCAAAGGCACGAGTAAAGCTCGGAACAGTTTCTCGAATTAGAAAGCTTCCTCTAAACGCGCTTAAGAACGCTTCAGGAAAGCTGCGAACTTCCCGACGCAAAGACGCATCAGGAAACAATATTGCTCCTGATGACAGAATTTTACAAGCCGCAGATAAAATTGATGAAGCACTAAACATATACAACAGAGACGTAGCACCGAACATCGGCGGGCGCGGAGTAGACAAAGCAACGCTTGAAGAAAACGCAGTTAGAGTCAGCGATTTATTTGAAGAAGCAGCAAGCCTTATTGACCAAGCAAATGGTGAAGGACGCTCTTCTTCTGACGACCGTATGCAGACTGGTGACGATGCTTACGGAGAAATGCTGAACAATGTTTTCAGTACAATTCTTACTGCTCAAGGACAACTTGAGGGAGCACAGAAGGCACGACTTGACCAAGGTGGACAAGGTGCTATGCAGCGTGCTGGTCTTGCACAGGGGCGTGGTCGTGGTGATGTTCTTCCAGGAGAAGTTCCTAATCTTCCTAATGCAGAAGATCAAATTGTTTACAAGGACACTGAGGGTAACGTAATTGCAAACCCAGCTGAAGAAGCTGCAAAAGCAAACGTCGGCGTTTCCCCAGAAGGTGGACCACTTCTTACTGAAGAAGAGCAGGCTCTTGACTTTGCCGCAAATGGTGGACTAGATCCACGGATACCCGTTCGCGGCGTCAACGCTGTAGCCGCAGCTGGCCGCAGATGGAAGAAGAACCTTGCTGCTCGTACCGCAGAAGACAAGAACGGTGACGAAATTGCTGCTGGATACCCAGTAGTAGTTGATCCAGGAACTGGTCGTGGTGGAGGAACCCCGCGACCTGGTTTTGTTGGTGTCGTTCAAAGAGTTAATCTTGATAAGAATGGAAAAGTAACTTCGCTTGAGGTTGCGAACTACACCGTAGACGGAACCGCTGTCCTCAGAGGTGACGAAGAAGCAACCGTAGATACCTACAGAGTCAGCCCAGGAAGTGTTGAGCGTCTTCTTCCTGAAGGAGCACAAAACTTTGCATTCTTGCAGGGTCTTGCTGGTATTGATGGAGAGTATGGTATCCAAGCTAAGGAACTAGCAGAAAGAATGAAGGCTGCTGGTGGACAACGTAGATACGCTGGTGAAGCAGCTGGTCGTCTAGCTAAGATTAACGACTTAAATCCACAGGCTCTGCGTATTACCCGCGACGCCGATGGTCGTCTTGTTGGTACTGGAGACTGGGTCTTTTTCCCAGAAGACAATGCTTACGCTGAGATTCTTAACATCACCAACAATGGACAGACACTTGTTGTCAAGTTCGGTGACGCAGAAAAGAGTGTGCGTCGTGGACGTACCAAGGCTAAGTTTGCTACTGGCCCAAACAATGCAGTTCTTAGAAGACTAGACGCTGACCAAGCAGAAGGTCGTGGTAGGTACGAGCCAACCAGAGCGGAAGCGGCTGCTGCGGCAAGAAGACTCGGACTTACAAACGGAGCAAATGCGCTTGAGTCCGGAGTTGCTGCTGACCAACTGCAAGACCCGTTCTTGTCTGACGAAGGATTTGCAAACTTGGGAGCAATTGTTGCTCAAGTTAGAGGAGCAGCAAACGACAAGGCTCGTCGTAATTTAGAAATTACTGACGACGAGCGTCAAACTCTCCAAGATGGTTACATTATTGGAGCGGCCTTTGCAGGAGCAATCCGTGAAGACGGGGCCGCACCACGACCAATTCTTTCTGCGCCTAAGCCGGTTATGTGGGACGCTACACCCCGACCTGTTGGAGTTTCAGGCGAGCTGAAGCCAGACCCATTACCAAACGAGCCAAATCCTCTGTACCTCCCTGGGAGTAAGTGGTCACCTGGATCGCCCTCCGCAACAAGGCAACCAGGATCGGGGCGACTGAGCCCTGGGGGCGACTGGGTGTGGCAGGAAGGGTTCCAACCTATTGGTGGTAGCCAAGTGCCTGGTACGTGGGTGCCAAACCCAGCAAAAATTAGTGAGTCAATTCCAGAAGATAAGCGTCCAGAGGGTCTGTCTACTCCTGAGGGATCAACTGTAGTTGCTAACCCTGCAAGTAAGGGCTCTGTGATTGTCACCACGCCGGACGGCACCACCACTGAGTATGTGATGGACGAAGCAACCGGAAGTTTTGTTGACACTGGCAAGCTTCCTAAGGCCGAGCTTCCTGCGACTCAGTCAGCTGACACTTACCAAGGTGGAGCATGGGACGCAAAAAATCGTATTGCAAACATTGACAGAGTGTCCGAGATTGTCCAGCGCATGGTTGATAAATGGGACGCCAGGGGTGTTGGGTACGTTGCTGGACAAAAGAAGCTTGACGAGATGGCTGCTGAGAAGAAGGCATTACTTGACGAGTTTGGTGGCCAAATTGCAGAGATAGACGCTCTGGTAGAGGCTAGGCAGAAAGAACTAGCTAAAGCAGATATTCCTGGAACGCCCGAGGGTGATGAATTCCGACTCTACAATCCAGCTAGAGATTACTTTGACGCACAAGGAAATCCTGTTCCAGGATTTATGGAAGTGCGTAAAAATGGTGATGGTCTCGCCAATGAATACTACACTCCGGACAACAAGTACAAGGTCACGCAGAACCGTCGCGGAGACCTTATTGTCTGGGATAACTCTGACCCAGCAAACCCTGATGTAGTAGGAAACTACAAGACGTGGGATGAAGTTGTAGCAGAGCTAGGTCCAGACTACAGCTCGTCTGAGTCGTTGACCCCTGAAGAGATTAGTTCCGTTCGTGAAGAAGCGACGCTTAGTAGTCTTTCCGACCAACTAGGAACCGATGTTTCTGGTATGACTGCAGAAGAGATTGTTCAGTCGCCAGAGTATTCCGCGCTTGAAGACGCCGTGACACAGGGTGACGAAGCTGCTATTGAGAAGATCATTAGCACGGATGCTCAGCTTTCCGAGCTTAATATCATCAACTCAGATCCAGCTCCGCAGCCAGAAGAAACTAGCGTAGCAAAGCTTGACCAACCTGTGTCAGTTGATCTAACTGATGAAGAAAAGGACTTCATCCGTAAGTGGGAAGGCTCAGACTACGACGAGATTCTTTCTGGTGGTCCAGTAGACAATGCTGACCAATTCCTTGGTCTTATAGACATTGTTGACGATCTTAGGAAGAGAGGAGAAGCATCTGATGAAGAAGTTGTGTACAACGAAGACAGAGAAGCAGGAACGCTTCGAGACAACATTGATCTTATCAACAACATTGAAAACAAGCTAGACGCGGCCCTTACTGGAGAAGAAACTCCGCCTACTGAAGAAGCTCCAACTCCATCAGGGTCAAATATCCCTAATGGCAAGGGTGTTGTTCCAGACGGACTTCCAGCAATGCCCAGCGGGACAAGTCTTCAAGATGTTAACTACTCCTACACGTATTACAAAGATGAAGATGGCAACTGGGCAGTAGACAGAAACCCAGGGTCTTCTCCGGTAATTGGAGTGAAGAGTGACTTTGGGGCTCCAAGAATGGTAGTTCTTGTTGACATAAACGGTGTGAAGATCCCGTTCTACATAAGCACTGGAGAAGGCGGAAAAGAAGACGTAGAAGTGGGTAAGTGGTACCCATTCTTTGGAATTGGTGACGGAGGTTGGTTCAACAAAACTTCCGGTAGCGATATAAATGACTACTATGGAAACCAAGAGCTCCGTGGTGTAGCAGAGTGGCTTGATGCAAATATCGGAGACATAAGAGCAGCAGACAATATTCCGCAAGTTGGGCAGGTGACCGCCGATGATGTTGTTGATGCTATAAACCAAGACTTGAACCCTGCCGCATCC